GATCACAACAAAATACGATTATTTCTGTAACTGCATCAGGAAGAAAACAAGCTAGACAAATAGATGGTCAAAAATTTGCCATTACTTTGCAATTCCCAACTATGACTAGAGCAGAGTTTGCACCTATCCAAGCATTTGTGATGAAACAAAGATCAAGACTAGAAAATTTTACAGTTGTTCCACCAACAGTTAAAAATGCTTTAGGTGTTGCTAATACAGTTATATCTACTAATGCCTCTGTATCTGCTGGTGCTACAACTTGCACAGTAGATAACATGACAACATCAACCAATGGAATATTAAAAGCTGGAGATTATTTTAGATTTACAGGACAACAAAAAGTTTATATGGCTGTTGAAGATTTGAACTCTGATGGTTCAGGAGAAGGAACATTAACCTTTGAACCACCTTTAAGAAGTGCTGTTGCAGATAATACTATTCTTATTTACGACAATGTAGATTTTACAGTTTCATTAACTAACGATATTCAAGAATTTGATATTGGAACTCAAGAATACTTTAATTACGAAATTGATCTAATAGAGGTATTATAATGGCTAGAGGATTAACTACGGCAGTTAATAATGAACTGGCTACTGATAAACTTAATCCCATAACATTATTATATTTAAATGTTGGAGTAGGATACAGATTTACTGATCATTACAAAGATATAACTTATGATGGAAATACTTATTCAGCTTCATCTTTATTTCTTAAAGTATCAGATATTTCAGAATCATCAGAAGTAGAAGTAGGAAACATATCTTTAGAATTTACTGGTGCTGACCAAACTATTGTGTCTTTATTTTTATCTTCTAACTACATGGATAGAGAAGTAGAAGTGTACAAAGGTTTTATGGACGCAAATCAATCACTTATTGCTAATCCATTTCTTTTATTTAAGGGTAGAATAGAATCTTTTAATCTTGACGAAGATTTAAATAATTCAGATGTACAAATTGTAGTTGCTTCTCATTGGGCTGACTTTGATAAAATTAAAGGAAGAAAAACAAACACCAATTCACAACAATTATATTTTACAGGAGATGTTGGTTTTGATTATGCTTCACAAACAGTACAAGATATTAAATGGGGTAGAGCATAATGCAAGAGATTGTAGATTTATTTAGAACTTATAACAAATATGATCTTATGACAGATAATCAATTAAGATTATATCTTATGCCTTCTATTAGTTTAGGACAATATAAGAAGTTTTATGATAAAGATAAATTAGTAGGATTTGTTAATTGGGCTTATATACATAACTTAACAGAACAAAGATTTAGGAAGTCAGGCAAGATTATGGCAACCGAATGGAAATCAGGAAACAATCTTTGGATAATAGAAATAGTATCTATTAAAAATACATTTAAGATGATGAGAGAAATATACAAATATTTCATTAAAGACAGAATGAATATCAATCAATCTATAAACTGGTTAAGAACAAGCAAGGATATTTATAGAATAGGTAAAAAATTTAAAAGGGAGTTTCATCAATAATGGGTTCGGTAGTAAAAGCAATAACTAATGTAGTTCAGAAATTTATATCTTGGTTAATACCAATACCAAAAGTTCCTGACTTTGATACACCTCAAGAAGAAAAAGGTGTATTAATAAATAAATCATCTAACAATGCTCAAATTCCTATTGTCTATGGAAGAAGGCAAGTAGGTATTACTAGAGTATTTTTAGAAACATCAGGCACAGATAATAATTATCTTTATATAGCTGGTGTACTTTGCGAAGGAGAAATTGAATCCATAGATGAAATATGGATTGATGATAAGTTAGTTACTTGGGCTAGTGCTTTATCTCATGGAACAGTTGTAGAAGTAGGATCAGGAGATGCTAACTTTTATAAAGATTCAACATCACATATTCAGGTACAAGCATTTTTAGGATTAGATGATCAAGTATCATCAAGCATACTCTCTACATCTACTAATTGGGGTGCTAATCATAGATTAAGAGGTGTTGCTTATCTTGCTTTTAGATTTAAATGGAATCAAGATATATTTGGATCAATCCCACAAATAAGAGTAACTTTAAAAGGTAAAAAAGTTTATGATCCAAGAACGACAACAACTGCTTACACAACTAATCCAGCTTTATGTTTGTTAGATTATTTGCGAAATGAGAGATATGGTAAAGGACTTCCTAATTCTGCATTTGAAAGTGGCTTTCAATCATTCCAAGATTCTGCTGATGAGTGCGAAACACAAGTAACACCTTATTCAGGTGGTTCAGATATAAATGTGTTTGATACCAATGCTGTTATAGATACCTCACAAAAAGTTATAGATAATGTTAGAAAATTACTTAATCCTATGAGAGCATTATTTACTTATACTCAAGGAATATACAAATTAAAAATTGAAAGTACAGGCACAGCAGTTAAAACTATTACAGCAGATCATGTAGTAGGTGGTGCTAAAGTTTTAGGAGAGAGAAAAAATAACAAATATAATCGTGTTATAGGAACATTTATTAATCCTGATAAAAATTGGCAACAAGACACTATAAGTTTTCCACCAGCAGATGATTCTAGCTTACCTAGTGCAGATCAACACGCAACCATGAAAGCATTAGATAATGATACTTTATTAGAAGGTAATTTTGATTTTCCTAACATAACAAGTCCTTATCAAGCAGAAGATTTATGCGAAATCATTTTACGAAGATCAAGAAACCAATTACAAGTTCAATTAAGATTAACTTCTGAATTTTTAGATTTAGCTATTGGAGATATTGTAGCAATTACTTATCCTAGTGGCGGGTTTAATGCTAAACCATTTAGAGTTTTAGGTATGTCTATCAATGATGACTTAACTGTTGATGTGCAGTTATTTGAACATCAAGATAACTTTTATACATGGACATCTAAAGCACAAGCACCTACAATCGCGGATACCAATTTACCCAATCCATATAGTGTTCAACCACCAGCATCACTTACTTTAGATGATAGCTTAGTTGAGTATAATGACGGAACAGTTATCACAAGATTAACTGCTATCATTGGTGCTTCAACAGATGCTTTTGTTGAACAATATAGAGTAGAAGCTAAACAAACTTTAGATAGAAATGGAAATGCAGTATCAGATAATTATAGACTAATAGGACAAGGTGTTGCTTTAGATTATCAATTATTAAATGTTATAGATGGTGCAACTTATGAAGTCAGAGTAACAGCGATCAATTCTATCGGAACAAAATCTACTTATGTTACAGGAACTAGAACTATCATTGGTTCAACTGCAATTCCTGAAGATGTAACGAATTTTAACATCAACATAACTGGTTCAAATCAAATGCAGTTATCATGGAAATCTGTAACAGATTTAGATATTGAGTTTTATGAAATTCGCTATCAGAATGTAACTTCTAATGCTAACTGGTTTGACAGTACAAACTTAGTTCAAGTTCCTAGAAGAAAATCTAATTCAGTAACAATTAACTCTATTGAACCACCTTTTGCTTTATTGATTAAAGCAGTTGATAAATTAGGAAACGAATCAGCAGAACCAGCTATTATTTATTCTAATGTTTCAAGACTAGAAAATTGGCAATCAATAGGTACAGTTAATGAAGAACCTACTTTTGTTGGAACATACAATAATACTTTTTTAGGTTCTGATGCAAATAGTAATCCAGCAGTTACTCTAGATACTATTTCTTTATTTGATAATACTGCTGGAAATTTTGATGATCCTGATGCTCTAGGTTATAATTTTGACACAGGCGGAGTAGCTAATAATATATCTTCTTCAGGTAGCTATGATTTTTATAATACATTTAGTTTAGACGCAGTTTATGATGCTACGTTTCAAGTCTTACTAACTATGCAATCAGATGATCCTTATGACTTATTTGATCTAGGTAGAGGTGCTTCATTATTTGATAATGCTAAAGCACCATTTGACGGAAATGCACCTACGAATTGTACTTCTACTATTAGTGTAGGAACAAGCAATACAAGTTTAGGAAGCATAACAACTTATAATCAAATATCTCAACAAGGTACATTTAGAGGTAGGTATTTTAAATTTAAAGCTAATTTATTTTCAAACAACAATCAGGCAAAACCTCTAATAACAGGACTGCAAGTTAGACTAGTGCTAGAGAAACGATCTGAACGAGGAGATGATATTGCTTCAGGTCTAGCAACAAAAACAATTACATTTACTAACAATTTCTATGCAACACCAAATATAACTGTTACTGGTCAAGACTTAGTAAGCGGTGATTATTTTTTAGTTACGAACAAATCTAAAACTGGCTTTGACATAGTATTTAAAGATTCAACCAATACCATTATTAATAAAACTTTTGATTATCAAGCAAATGGATATGGGTTGCAAACTTAACTAAAAAGGAGTAATAGAAGCATATGGCACAAGTATCAGATGTAGTTTTAGCAAATCAGGCGTTCGGAACTTTCCGAAGCGAATTAAATAATATTTTAGAAGCAGTAAATACAAATCATTTAGGTTCTTCAAGACCAGCTTCGGCTGTTGCTGGAACAATATGGATTGACAATTCTGTAACAAACACTTATGCAATCAAAGTATTTGACGGAACAGATGATTTAGAAATTTTTTCAATCAATACTTCAACAAATGCAATAACTTTACCAAGTGGAGTAAATGTTACGGAAAGCGATCCTAACTCAATTCCATTTGCAGTAGCTTTAGGATCATAAGGAGAAACAATGGCAAATAATTTTAGTGATGCAACAGTAGCAATCGCAAACAATAGTTTAACAGATATTTATACAGCAACTAATAAATCGCTTGTTATCGCTGGAACAATTTCAAACACAACAACAACATCAATGCAAGTTACTTTGAAGAAATATGATAGTTCTGCAACAACATCATTTTCTATTTTTACAAATGTTCCTTTAACGGCTGGATCATCTTTAGAATTACCAAAAGTAATTTTGCAAACTTCTGATAAAATACAAGTTCAAACTGATGACGCATCAGGAAATTGTACAGTAGCTTTGCAAATGCTAACTGATGTAGCATAGGAGATTTAATGGCTGGTTATATCGGCAATTACCCAACAGCAGTACCTTTAACAAGTGCTGATATTCAAGATGGTACAATAGGTATTGCAGATTTATCTGCTACTGGTACAAAAGACAGCACAACCTTTTTAAGAGGCGATAATACTTTTCAAGCAGTAAGTTCTGATTATGTTTTATTAGCAACAGTTGATGCTTCATCATCTTCTTCAGTTTCTTTTGACGGATATTTTTCAGCTACTTATAAAAATTATCAAGTAATACTTAGTGATGTATTTCCAACAGCTACAAATGGTTTTTTAAGAAAAAGATTTAGAAGAAGTAATGCAGATATTACAACTTCTAATTATACTGATGGTGGTGGTGGTTCTTATCAATATACTGGAGTAGGAAGTGGTTTTAAATATTTTGGAAGTGCAAATGGAGTTGCATATATTAGGTGTGGAGATGAAGATGGTCAAAGAGGAACATCAAACTATGCTCATCATGAAATAACAACTATTTACAGTCCATTATCTACTAATACATATAAAGTTCTTACTTCTCAAATAGGTCTTACTCAAAGAACAGATGCAAGTAATTATAATTACACCATAGTTGGTACAAGTGGAATGCTTTATGATAATACAAATGCTTTAAGTGGAATTAGTTTTTATATGAGTACAGGAAACATAGCTTCAGGAACTTTCAAACTATATGGAATTAAATAAATGAAAAAAATATTAGTAACACCTCAAGGAATACAAGAATTAGATTTAACTGCTGAAGAAATAGCACAAAGAGAACAAGATGCTATCCAAGCAGAACAAGATAAATTAACTAGAGAACAAAAAAAATTAGACAAAGAACAAGCTGAACAATCAGCAATTAATAAATTAAAAGCATTAGGTTTAACTGATGCGGAAGTAGAGGCATTTAGAAAATAATGGCATATATCGGACGCACACCCATTGTAGGAAATTATCAGGTACTAGACGCACTTACAGCTACTACTACTGATACCTATGCACTAACTAAAAATAGTGTTGCAGTATATCCACAAACTCCAGCGAACTGCATTGTATCGTTAAACGGAGTTATTCAAGCACCTTTTGATTCTTATACTATATCAGGTTCTAACATTGTATTTGCTTCTGCTCTAACTG